CTAACGCGTTTTGGCGAGTGCCTGAACTCCGGCATGGGGCTCTTCCGTCCGCAGAGCGTCCGCAGCAGATTTAGCGGCTTGGTCCAGAGCATCCGCAATAACGCCTAGTTCGTCGGGGTACAGATGTCCGTACCGGTCTAATGTCAAGGTCGCGGTCTTGTGTCCTAGGAGCGTCTGTAAGACCTTGATGTTGGCGCCCGCCGCGATGGCAAGGGATGCGCAGGTGTGTCGTAGTTCGTGCGGCACGAAGCCGTTCAGGCCGACCGCAGACGCAGCCCGGTCAAACGCCCATCGGAACTCGCCGAGGGGGAGATGCTTACCTTCGCGGCCCGCAAATACCAACGCTTCCGGCTCGGTAGGTAGCTCAGTCCGCAACAGCTCCACCAGGAACGCGGGAATGGGTACCTTGCGGCCCTCGTGATTCTTCGTGTCGGTCTCCACGATGCCTTTGCCTGCTACGTGAGTCGCTGATGCGCTCACCCATATTCGGCCCGCGTCCAGGTCGACATGTTTGCTCCGGAGTGCGGTTGCTTCGCCGAATCGCAGCCCGCACAGTGCGAGGACAAACACCAATGTGCGGAACCGCCCGGATGCGATGGCCAATTCTTGGACTTGGCGCATGGTCAGGTAGCGCTTCTCTGGTTCGCGAATGCCGGGCAGCTCGATATCGGCGGCCGGGTTGATGGTCAGTCGCCGTGCGCGGATCGCGTAGCGGAGCACCTGATCGAGAACTTGGTAGCTCTGCTTGACCCGTGACGCAGACAGTCCACGATCCGAGAAGCGGTGCCCGCCCCCCTTCTCGGATAGGCTGGACACCCAAGTCTGCGCATCCTCGTAAGTGATGTCTGCCAGGCGAACGTCTTCCCACCGGGGGAGCACGATTCTGTCTAAGATGCTGCGATATCCCGCAACGGTTTTTGGCTTTCTCGTCGCCTTGGTTGCGAACCATGATTCAGCCACCGAGCCGAATAGCTCCCGACTCTTGGACGGGTCAGCCCATGTGCCGGTTCCCAATTCGGTCGTAACGGTATTCAACCAGTTTTGTGCATCGACCTTCCGTGAAAAACCCTTTGCGCGTTCTTTGCCGTCAGGTCCGACATACCTTGCGCGCCAGCGCATTCCCTTGCCATGGTTGGCGGACGGCTCACCGTTGGCTTTGGTCCATCGGTCCTCGACGCCGGAGCGGCGGTTACGTTTTTGCGCCATTTTCGCCCTCGGGGTCCCTGGGGTAGTCGCGGCGGAGTCTGGAGAATTCGCCTTCTTCGTTGTTGAACTTGCTCCAGAGTTCTCGGAGTTCTTCGCGCATTCCAACCATCATTTGGAGTTTGTAGTTGATGACCTCGACAAGTCCCGCTTCGGGTTCAGACTCGGCTGATCGCACCGCTTCGAGATATGTGTCGAGTAGCGCGTCGGTGTCTTCATGCTCGGAGATGAGCGCATTGAGGGTGTCTAGCGCTGCCTTGGAGTACTTGTGCAGGGCATCCGGGCGGGCCTGTTCAACCAGGGACAGGTAGGTGAATTTCAAGTCCATCGAGCGCAGAAGATCTGAGAAGTCGGCGCCGAGAACATTGGCAAGTGCGAATGCCTCGGTGAACTTCAATGGCCGCTGCCCAGACTCCAAACGCTGCACGGTCGGCTGGTGAAAGGGGAAGCCTTCCTCGCTCATAAGCCGGGCAAGCTCGGTCTGCGTCATGCCGCGCTGTTCGCGTATCTTGCGCACGTTCTCGATGAAGGCCCGTTCATAGCCGAGGCTGTCCCACTCAAAGGCCTTGCCATCGTCCCCGCTGTCTGTCATAGCCAGCCAATCTACCTCAACACCATGAAGCGGTCACCTACACAGTGTTGCCATCCCCGTACGATCGATATACGGTAGTGATGATCAATTCATCGCAATGTTATTCGGGAGGTAAGAATGGTTGGCGGCGAGCTTGTCACCGTGGGCCAGGTATCGGGCCTAACTGGCATACCTATTGGGACCCTCCGGTATTGGCGTCATGCCAACCAGGGACCACCGTCGTTCACCTTGGGGAAGCGCGTGCTCTACCGCAAGGCGGCAGTCGAGCAATGGATTGCCGAGCAGGAGCAAGCGACGCTCCGGGGAGGTGGTGCCGCATGAGTGTGGCGCCGCCTTTATGGCGGCATGCAGGGTCCGGGTGCAGTCGAAAGCCCGAAGGCGGGATCGTCAGAGAACGTCGTGTGCGTGCTGCTCACGCGATCCTTGACCTGTGCGGTATCTCGATGTCGCCGGGCAAGGTCAGCAAGCTTGTCAGCCGCTACGAGCAGCAAGTGGCGGGCAGCGTTTGGACGTTCGCCGACTTCTTTTGCAACGCCGTGCAGCTGTCCGAGGTGCAGAAGCAACGGGCACTCAGCGATCCAGATGTCGTCTCTCGGCTCGATCGCAGAGCCGACCCAGTGGGGTGGCGGGCCTCCATCAACGTAGATCGTCAACGGGGTTGGCGCTGACACGTCCAGGCATCCCGCCCTATGTATAAGGGCCTCGGCGGTCACCGAGGCCCTTATTTGAACCACCACCAACGCGAATCAGTAAGGAGTTCTCTACATGACTTTAGCAGCTCGACCACACCATCAACACCCCGATCTGCCGGGGCGCTGGAATCCGTGGCAGGCACTAGTGATCGATCATCCCGGCGTGGGATGCAGCTTCGATCACCAACTGCCGCCACGGGTACTCGGCTTGAGTAAGCCGTCGCAGATTTGGGTGTGCAAGTCGCTTACCGGTTTTGAGCGCGAGGCCACGTTGGCTCATGAGCTAGTTCATCAGGAACGCGGCATTTTCGGACTGCGCGACCCATTGGAGCGTGCCGCCGAAGAGCGCGAGGTCGAGGCGATCACGGCGCGGCGGCTAATTCCGCTGCGCGATCTAATCGGGGCGGTCTTCGCCTGTCCCAATGGCGATATCGGGTCGTGGGCGCAGCGATTGGCTGTCGATGTGTGGCTGGTGAGGGTGCGGCTGCTGACGTTAACCGAAGTTGAGGCAATGGCTCTGGAGCAGGTAAAGGGCGGGCCGCTGCCTAGTGCAGGCTTGGCTGGCGCATATCCGTTCGGTGGGGATGCTCGATGAATGAGTTGCTCTTGACTTACGAGGCCGCTGAGGCGGCGTATTTCGACGGAGAACATGATTGGTCGCTTCTGTCGAGAAACCTTCCGCGAAACAGCCTTCCTGCGCTGCTGGATCTGGTCGCTGATGAACTCAGCATCGCCGAGCTGGCAGGTGCCGTTGGAAATTCGTGGGTGATGTGCGAGTTCCCGGAGATTACTCTACCAAGATCGCGGTGGCTGGAATGGTTTAGAGAGCTGGGTTACACCGAGAACGGGGCGCTGGGCCCGTCCGGGCCCCCTTCGCGAATCACTTTGTATCGGGGCGGTGTCGATCCGTCAGGGATGGCATGGACCGACGATAGGGCGCAAGCCGAGTGGTTCTGCGACAGATTCCCCGGCGGTCGTCTGTGGACAGCCGAGGCCTCATCAGATCGGATTCTGGCGCATTTCAACACGATCAGGAACGGCGAGTGCGAGTACGTCATCGATCCTGATGGCTTGTCATTCGCGGAGATTAAGCCGTGTTGATGTGGACACAGGCGGTCGTGACATGTCATGCTATTGCCAGCGGCACAACTGTGTCCAAAGCCCTGCCCCGTCATCGGGTCGGGGTTTTTCTTTTGCCCGCCAAAGAACCTGGAGTCATTGTGGTGCAACGTATTTCAATAAACGAAGTGGCCGAAGAGTTCGGAATCTCGCCGCGCACCGTCCGGCGCTACATCGCCACCGGGAGGCTCACCGCCTACAAAGTCGGGCCCAGGCTCGTGCGACTCGACCGCGACGAAGCCCGCAAGCAGCTACTCGGCGAATCGAAAGCCTAGATCGTCAGTACGTAACTAGTTCTGCAACAACGTCATCCCCGACCAAACAGGTACGGGGATTTTTTGTACCCAAAATCAGAGGGAGATAGGTCATATGGCCGCTGAACAAGAAAGAAGCCGCCCCGCGGGCAACGGGGCGGCGATCTCGAATACACACACAGACCGCTCGATTGTACTTCAGTCAGGGGCCGATGTCCGCGCTGACGTGGACCTGGCGATCGAGGCGCGGCTACTGGGCGAGTTGGGTGGCAATGTGCTCGATGCTGCCGATATCGGTTCCTATGCGGTGGAGTACGCGGTGCGGAACTGGCGGGTGTTTCCGTTGCGCGGCAAGCTGCCCGCGATAGGCAATCCGCATCCGCAGGGCAGCGTTGAACGGCGCGAATGCAAGGGAGAGTGCGGTTCGCATGGTCACGGTGTTCTGGATGCCACCAGCGACGTGCGGACTGTGGTCAGTTGGTGGGGTGGCCGGTATGCGGGTGCCAACATCGGTGGCCGGGTGCCTGAGTCGATGTTCGTGCTGGATGTGGACCCCCGCCACGGTGGCGACGAAACCATCAAAGCGGTACAGGATGCCTACGGGTTGCTGCCACCCACATTGACGACAGTCTCGGGCCGGGGAGACGGCGGCGTGCATCTGTTCTTTCGTCGTCCTGCAGGGGTGTTGTCGCCCAAGCGGATTGCCGCTGACTTCGGACCGGGGATCGATGTCAAAACATCGACCGGGTATGTGGTGCTGCCCCCGTCGATCCACCCCGACAGTGGCAAGCCGTATAGGCGTGTGGAGCACCCGGTGGCGGCTCCGCCGCACTGGCTGGTTGCCTTGCTGCGCCCTGAGCAGCAGGCGGTGCCGGTCACGCCGTCGCCGCCGCGTCGGGTGGCACTGGGCGCCGGTCCATCCATCGCAGAGCGGTACAACGCGGCGACCGGCTGGGCAGAGGTTCTAGAGCCGCATGGCTGGCGGTGCCTGGACGGCGATGTCGACGCTGACGGTGCCCGCTGGCGTCATTCGGCGGCGACCTCGCCGCACTCGGCCACGATTCGGGGCGGGCGGCTGTACGTGTACTCGCCGAACACCCCGTTCGATGTCACTGAATCTTCAGACCCTCATGGCTACAGCCGTTTCCACGCCTACGCGGTACTCAACCACGGCGGCGACATGTCAGCGGCAGCCCGAACCTTGAAAGGGGTGAAGGCCGCATGATCGATGCCCAGAGCGTGCAGCCCATGACCGACTCCGATAGCGGGTTCTGGTCCCAACGCGATGAGCTGCAACATATTCTCGACTTCGCACAATCGCGGCGTGTGGCCCCGTACGCGGTACTGGGGTGCGTGCTGCGCCGCGCGGTGGCATGCGTGGAGCCCAATGTCGTCTTGCCGGCCACCGTGGGCGATGTCGCCTCGGTTAACTTGTTCACCTGCTCAGTGGGCCGCTCCGGCGGCGGTAAAGGTGCCTCCGATGCAGCCGGTTTCGCCGCCGTCCGGTTCCTGGGCCTTGACGGTGAAGTGATCAAAACCGAACGCCCCAACCCCGGATCGGGCGAAGGATTGGCGCGACTGTTCAAGGGCCGCAACGACAAAGACGGTGACACAAGCACGGCATTAACCCGCGCACACCTCAATGTGCCCGAGGTGAGCACCCTGGCAGCGCTGGCCGATCGCCAAGGGGCCACCTTGGAAGCTGAACTGCTGAAAGGCTTCTCAGGGGAGCCGTTGGGGTTCACCAACGCCCACAAAGAGACCACGACCGCCATCGAAGCCCACTCCTACCGGCTGTGCATGGGGGTGGGGGTGCAGCCAGAGAACGCGCAGTTCTTCCTGAGCCGTGAGAAGAACGGTCTACCGCAACGGTTTCTGTGGCTACCGACTAACGACCCGAACGCCCCCAAAGCCCAGCCCCCGGCGGTAGAGCCTATCGACATCATAGTCCCGGACTTCGGGACCGAACGCTTCATCGTGGACACCCCGCAGCAGGCACGCCGCGAGATAGATGCGCACCGCTACAGCGTCCTCACCGGCGCTGAAGGCATCGACCCGTTGGACGGGCACCTGATGTTGACCCAACTGAAGGTCGCCTTCGCGCTAGCGGTGCTCTCGGGCCGCAAAAACATCGACACCGACGATTGGGCAATCGCGCACGAACTCATCGAGGTCTCCAAGCGAGTACGCACAGATATCCGCCAAGCCGTCGATGCCAAGTACCGCCGCGAGAACCAAGCCAAAGCCCTGGCCGCCGCCGACCGTGAGGCCATCATCGCCGAGAAACTCACCGAGTCCACTCAGGAACGGGTATCCAAGGCCATCACCCGCAAGCTCGGACGGGTCGGAAAAGCTACGCGTCACCAACTGCGACAAGCGTGCGCCGCAGCCATCCGCGATGACTTCGATCCGGTCTTCGAACTCTTCATAGACACCGGCTTTCTAGTTAGCTGCAAGGGAGGTGACACCGATGCTTCCGAGTACCAACTCGCCGCATAGGGTGTGTAACTTACACCCAAATTACACGGCCCAAAAACTGTCATTTAGCTGCAAAGATGATGGGTGTAACGAAACGTGTAACTTACACACCCCCTCTGCCTCACTGGTCGCGTTTCCCCAGGAAAACAGCAGCCACCCCGCCGCCAACGCACCCACGCCGAGCGCAGCGCCAACGATGCCGCCGCGACGTACAAGGTTTGCTACAGCATCCACCGATGACGCGCTTATCCGTGAGTTGCTGATCCCGACCCGCCGCTTGAATGTGGCCCGCCTACGCCGCGCACTACGCGCCGAGCGCGCCCGGCGAGCTGTCTGCGGGGCATGCGGGCGGGCGGCTTGGTTCGTCCCTCAAGCGGATCGTTTTTTCCACGCCGACGGCAGCGACAACCGCCCCTGCTGGCTCGCCTACTCGCGTGGCGAGGTGCGGTGAGCGGTGCTGACGACCGCGAACAGAAAGTCTTCCCGGCGACTCAGCCGAGAAATTCAACAATGAGAGGAAAATCCATGATTAGCAACATATCCAGCGCTTTTCACGAATATCTGCGCGGCCTAAGTGATGAACAGTGGGCCGCCCTGGTCGCCGAAGTGCGCACACCTGCGGGCGGCGCCCCATCGCTGGCCGGGGTCACCCCAGAGTCGGCGCCCCCTGCCCCGTCTGGCGCCTCTGGTGGCCTACAGGCGGGTGCCGAGCTGTACAGGCGGTCCAACGCATCGGAGACCGACTACGAGAACCCTGCACCCGAACAGCAGGCGTCAGCCGTCAAGGGCATGGCAGCGGGCGCCGAACTGTACAACCGGCGCCACGCCTCGGCCGCCGAATAGCCACCCAACCAATTGATTTGAAAGGACATACCCCATGACCACAATCCCTACTGCTGTCACCCCTGGCGGCTACACCGATGGTGCGCTGTCGGCGATTCCTGGCCGCACCGAACAGGTCGAACTCATCGAGCGCCTTAAGGAATGGCAGATCGGCGCCTGGCGTGCCAACGAATCCGTGGCCGACACAGCGCAATTCGATGCTGGTTTAGCCGCCGAGATCACCGAAGCGGCCCGCACCGGACAGCCTGCCCCCGAGCTGACGGGGCGTGCGCGCGAGCACCTCGCGGCTCGTGATGCCCACCGTCAGGTCGTGGGCGCTCACAACCACGCGGTATCGGCCGCCGAATCGCAACTGGCCACCATCGAACGCGACGGCATCAGCCATGCATACGGATGGCTGCGTGAACAACTCGGCGAACTGTTCACCGCCTGGGATGAGCTCGACGTTGATCCGACCTTGACGGCAGAGCAGGCCCTACGCGATGGGCGTGGCGCCGCCTACACCTCGGCGTGTGAGTTGGCAGATGACTACCTGAGTCTGCGTGCCGCGCATCGTCACGTCGTCCATCTTGATGGCGGCGGGGAAAGGGCGACGTTGTCGCACAAGCTGGCCGTCGTCGGTCAGATGCGCGAGTTCATTGATGCCGAGCCGTTCTGGACGCATCGCCGCTTTGTCAACGCTCCGCACTCCACCGACACCACCGAGGCGGGCCAAACACACCGCCAATGGCTCGCGGCCACAACACCATCGATCGGCAGACGAGTCAACGCCAACCCCAAAGGGCCGGTACCCGATTCGGTGACCAGGGTCGCCTGGATGGCTCACGTCGCCGCGCACCGGCCTTGGCTTCCCGGCGCGGCCACCATCATCGACACCTACGACTTGGCCACAGAAGCATGCAGACCGGGACGCCCCGCCGTCATCGACTACAACCGCTACTGGTGGATCACGCCGTCGACCAAGTCTCACAGCAGCCAACAGCTCAACGCCCGCGACGCCCTCATCGAACTCGCCACCAACTACACCGAACAACCCACCTAGCCAGCCACCCTCATTGACCCGCCCCGGCCTGTGCGATTGCCCCTCCTTGCCACAGGCCGGGGCGCTTTGCGTTCTACAACAACACCATTCAGGAGAACACCATGACAGAGCCACGTGTAAATGACACCCGAGCTAAGCGCCTACGCGCCCGCCTACGCGGCGAGCAGAGGCCATGCCACATCTGTGGTGGAGACATCGACTACGGCGCACACCACCACAGCCCCCATGCCTTTCAACTCGACCACCTATGGCAAGTCGCCCTCGGCGGCCCCGAATACGAGTACTCCAATGCCGGGGCCTCGCATAGGGCATGCAATCGCCAACGTAGCGACAAGGTCGACCACATCACCATCGCCGCCGCCGCCCGCCACGGCGTCACCATCGAACCCGACGAACGGGCACGCCGACGACGCGGACCACAACCCACCGAACGGACATGCGGCACACCAGATGGCCAACACTGCACCGGATGCAACGGCACCCACACCGGCTCCACCTTCGTCACCGCCCGGAATTGGTGGAGCTGACCGGAAACTTGCGCTGACCCGATAAAGTTGCAGGTCACGACCCCCACCCACGGGGATGTCCCCTAAACGGCCCTCAGTGCCACCTCGCGGCATTCGGCGGATTTATACCGAGCATTTTTTCCACCAAGCGCCAGTTTGGCGGTTAGAGGCTGCAACCTTGCGGTATCCCGCAAAGTTGCTGGTCGGCCAGCTTGCCGACGCCGGTAACCTCGGCGACCTGGGGCTTCACGGTTGACCGTGAAACGCGGGTAGCCACTTTCGTGACGCCACGAAAAAGGTCCGGCGCAACGCACCTTGAGCGCGTCCGAGCATGGCGGCCCGCGTGCCTCGGCGTGATGACTACCGGGGCCTTGATTCGCAGGCGATGCCATCGCCAGGTCAGAGATATGTCAGTGGGCACAGGTATACATCTGACTATGGCAAAAGTGAGCTTTGCCGCCCTCGTAGCGAGCGCGGACAATATTGACGGGCAGCTCCATATGGCGGCGTCGCTCTCGGAGGTGTACGGCTACGAGCGGGTGTCGTTCTCGATCGTTGCGGCCATCGTGGCTCCACGGGGACACCGGCCGGTGACGGTGGCGGCTACATTGGATCCTCCAGGCGGAAACTGGCAGACCATGTCTGCGGGTATCTACCAGCACGATCGCGGCAACTGCGAAGGCAATCAGGTAACCCACTATTTTGTCGTTCCCTGCCCGAACATCGCGGTCGCTGAACGTGGAACCTATCGAGTACGGATCACTGTCGATGGTGAACCGCTGGCCGAGACGCTAGAGTTCACGTCCCACGACGCGCTCGGACCGGCGCGAGTAACACCGTCCCAAGCGGCGCTGTCGGCTGATAACTCGCCTTCCGATGACGGAAATGAGCAGCTCTTGGGGACCGTGCAAAAGATGATCAAGAGCGCCGATGATGAGCTGCAACAAAATCAGGATGACGGACAACAGGGCGGCGACTACTACTCCGAATGATGCCCTAGAAGTGTCGCCCCCTTTTTGTGCTGGGGGGTTCGGTTTAGACCGAAAAAGGAGGCGACACCGGCCCAGATGAGACCGGCCATGCGGGCTCGTGTTGAACTGGCACCACCCCTCGGGGGGACCATGGTGAGCTGATCAAAGGGGCGGTGCTCTACAGGCGATTATGACAGATTGCCGTCCTCTGATCATGCCTGTTACCCCGACTGGCCACTAAGGCTGTAGTGTGCTGTGAATCACCGGGGTGTTTGCCGATAGGGGGTGTGTGTGGTGGCGGGCGATGAGAATGTGCTTAAGGCTGACCTGGCCGCGTTGGGCAAGCTTGGCCCGCATCTTCGGACACTCGCCGGTCAGATTAGAGACAGCATTGCCTCTGGTGGGTCGGCGCCTGCTGGTGCTGATCCGGGGTTGGCGGCGCTGCATGGGGTGTCGAAGGCTATCGCGGATGTAAAGCGGGTCGGGGCCGCGCGGTTGGACGCTATCGCTGATTTCAGTGATGAGGCCCAGCACGTCCTGGCGGTCGCTACTGGCGAGCTGGAGACCGGTTTGCGTAACCTGCCGAGCATCTATCAGCCGCCGCTGCACGTGTAGGGCGTTGGCGTGACGACGCTCGATGAGTTCATGGCGATCAATCCCAATGCCTATATGGCGGTGGTGGATACCTGGCGACCACAAACGCGGCAGTTCAAGGAAGCCTACGACGACTACAAGCGTTGGGCGGGCAGTCCTGCGGGTACTGAGTGGACCGGCCGCACGTCGAATGCAGCCTATGAGACGGCCTCTACTGACTGCCATGGCTCCGATAACGCCGACGACACTGTTGAAGAGGGCGGCAAACTCATTGGCGCCACTATCGAATACGAGGTGTTGCCGAACCTGACCGGTGGCCAGAACCTCATCGAAAGGGTGTTGGCGCACGCCGAGCAGGGTGTGTCGATCGATCAAAATTTCAACATGACCTACACCCCGGCCCAGGGTGAAAGTGATGAGTCGATTGCCCGAAACCGCGAGCACGTCAAGGAATCTGAGCGCCAGGTCAAAGAGCACGTCGCCAAGTGGGAGAAGGGTTGCCAAACTCTTAAAGGGCAGGCCGAGGCCACGGCCCAATCGATCACCGGCTGCATAAACCCCAAGACCGCGCTGGTCGATGGCCGCAAGGTCCTGCGCGATGCTGTGGCCCCCAAGCCCGGTGACGGCACTGCTACCGCGATCGACTACAAAAAGCAGTACCCCAAGGCCACCGACCCGGCGGGCACCACTCCGGCTGCCGCGAGCAACCCGGAAACGATCAATTACAAAGAGCTGTACCCGAAAACCGCGTCGGTTGATGGACATCAGCTGGGCAGCATCGGGGCCATGCCTGGTGTGGGGGATATCGACAAGACCAAACCAGCCAAGCTTGCCCCCACCTTGGCCGACCGCGATGTTCCCGCGTTCGCCCAGGCGACCCGCGAGCGCCTGCAACACGAGGGTGTGCCCGCCAACCAGATCGAACAGCGGGTCAATGAGGCGGTCCAGCGGGCGCAGGCCCCGCGTTTTGCCCCCGACGCCGATCCGATGCGCACCCCTGGACAGGTGCCGCTGCATAACTCACCCGGTGATCAGTTCAACGACATCGTGGGCCGCGCCAACGATGAGGCCACCAAAACCATTGACGGCCAGATAGAGCAAGCCAAAGTTCTTACCGGGCAAGCAGGTCCGGGTGCGCCCGGTGTCGCCGAAGCATGGAAAGACGTAGGCCTGGGCGCGGTCAAACAGGTTCACGAGCTGACGAGCGATCCACTGGCCGCGCCCAAGATGGGCATCGAACAAGCCAAAGAGTTCTACAACCACCCCGGCGAGTTCATCGGCAAGAACCTCATCCACGGCACCGAAGCCCTCGGCGGCGGGGCAATCGGCGGCGAAGCCGCAGCCGGAGCGCGCGGACTACTCGGTGACCTCAGCGGCACCGAAGGCCGAGCCATCACCCACGGACTAGACGACGCCACCCCCGGACACCACACGCCAACCCAAGTCGAACACCACACGGCCACAGGCGATCACGGCACGAGTGGGCCGCACACTCCTGACCTCAACCACGTATCTACCGAATCAGGCGGCCCTGGAGGCTGGAACCAGGAACTCAACAAGCCCGCGCCGAATACTCACTACAACGTCGATGATCGGTTCCAATACACCACCGATGAACAGCGCCGCGTCGGCCATGCCGAGATGACGTACGACCACGGAGCGGAACCGGGGGACCGGAACGGCCATCAACAGAGGATCGCCGGTGGTCCCGACCGGCTACCCGGAGACCAAGGCGGCCACATATTCGGTACACAATTCGGCGGTCCGGGTGAGGCGATCAATATCACTGCGATGCGGGATACGCTCAATCAGGTTGGGGCCCGCGACTATTACAACCTCGAAGCACAATGGCGACAGCTTGCCGAGCAAGGAGGGCAAGTTCAGGTGAAGGTTGATATTGCGTATCCGGGAGATTCGTTGCGCCCTGAGTCCTACACAGTCGAGACGTACGTTGACGGAAAACTCAACAGTACCTACCATTTTGACAATTAAGAGGGGAAGCAATGACTGACCAACCGCCGTACCTGGTCCAGCTCGGGGACGCGCAGACCAAGGTCGTCAAGCCGTTGTTTGACGCCCTTCCGCCGTCAGGCTGGCGGGTGGCCACAGTGGAGTACCGCAAGGCAGGGTCCGTCGCAGAGTCGAAGGTCGCTGTAACGATGAATGACGGCCAGACCGACATCGTCAAGTCTCCAATTGACATGATCCGGGCGTTCAAGGAACTTCGGGAGTTAATGGCCTCTCAAGGTAACGGTGCTTGGCTTTCCGTAACTTTGACCGCCCAGCCAGATGGAAAATGCTCCTTCGATTACAACTACAACGAGCTTCCCAATTGGACAGTGCAGCCGACCAATGAGACCTACATCGAAGACCTGACTAAGTACCCTCGTCCAGCCGATCAAATTCCCGACTGGTACCCGACCCGCTGAGTGGGTTGCTCCGTCCGCAGAGCGTCCGCAGTACGTCCGCAGGTCATCAGTAACCACCAACGTCATCAACACAGAATGTGCTGGTCAGGGTCGAACTACCAACGTGGTCAACATTGCTAAGTAACTGCAAACGTCGAGAAGAACACACTTAAAATCCGCCAAGTGTCGGTTCGAGTCCGACTGGGGGCACCAGGTCAGGCGCCACTTAGTGTAGCCTCACTGTACTCATTACTGTACCCGATCGAAAGGCCGCACACCTTACGTGTACACCTCGCGTGCGGAACGCATCCATCTGTCGGGCCATCGGCCATTTAATGAGCTGCTGAGCTAGGGGCAGTCAGGGTAGATGGACATCGCGGTGCGTACGAACTCCACGGCCTGATCTAGTGGAGTATTCGTCTCTGCGCTGAGGGACTGCTGTACGAACTGCACGGTGTTCCCCTGAGTGAGTAGTGAGCATGATTGCCGTGCGTTGTGGGTCATCCCGTCCGCATCGGTGATAGTCCAGCCCAGTGCCCGCATCTTGCTCAAGAACTTCTGGTCGTAGACGGCGGGCTGCACCGCGGCGGGTTTCGGGCAGTAGTGCTCGAGTGCCGCGGTCACCATGATCCGGGCTTTGTCGTACGGGTAGGCGGTCCGCTTTTCGGCGATAGTCATCGCCAGGTCGACTATCTGCATGGACGGGTTGTCGCGGTGGGTGACGCAGGTGGCTTGGCCCATCTGGATGAGTGACCCGCGGTTTACGTCCGAGACCGGGATTCCTTGGCTGAAGACATCCGCTAGGTATGCGTCGTCGACGGGTGATTTCGGATCTGCCGCAACAACCTTCGGTGGCTCGGCGACGACGGTGGTCGGCGGCGGGGTAGTGGGTTTTGGGCTTTGATGAAAGAAGACGTACGCGCCACCGGCAGCCAATCCTGCAACCGCTGCTGTAGCGGCGAAGACGACTCCGCTGATCAACCAGTTGCGTCGGCGGGGATCGTCGTACGGTTCAGGCTCTTCGAGCTCGTCGGTGTCAGACCAGGCGGTGGGTGCGGTCTCCACAACGCCGGTCTCAGCCAGAGCGGCAGGCGACACCATTGTCGGCTCTTGCTCTTCCATGAGCCCTCCCTTGACCTGCACATTCTACGACTTGGGCAGTATGCTGCGTGCCCATCTGAGAAGTCGAATGCGGTCTTGGTGCTCACGCTCGGGGTTGTGTTCGCGGCTCAGGTACTCATCGAGGGCGCGTTGCATATCAGGATCGCGCAGAGGGTTGAGAGTGATGGCTTCCCGTAGGCGTGCCTCTGGTGAGATATCGCGGCGCGACCCAATCCCTAACGCGCAGCGGATGGCTGCAGAGACCACGCCTAGGCGCTCGCTCATCTTCCGCCTGTAGTGATGCGCAGTTGTTCCCGAAGGTCTTCGATCTCTGCTATCAGAAGCGGCATGAGGTCGTCAGCGCTGTTAAGAAAATTGGCATCGACCGAGTTATAACCGCATTCGGAGCAGCCCAGGTTGTCTTCGTCCGTTTGAAATCGTGTGACGGCTTCCTTGGCCTCCTTGACTAGGTCGAAGTCCTGGTTTTCGTCAACGAGCTTTAGCGCTACTTCCAGGGCGCTCGACCAGGAGCGGCAAGGGATAAACCTCTCAGGGCCATCCTGGTAGGGCCTATAGACGCCCCATCGTGGATGGTTCACTCCATTGAGGTAGTAGTAACTGTTCGGTATGCGGCGCACCCGAAATCGCAAGTCGCTCATCCCTCAATTATCCGGCGTTTCAACCGGAGTCGCGGTGTCTAGACGGCCACCACTTGCTTCCGTTTCTTCAATGCCAGTGCGCGTTTCTCCACAATGAACCAGCTCATCGCCGCCAGCGGAAGGGTTAGCAAGGTCGCCAGAATGAAGAACGGGAACACTCCGAGTGTTCCGAGGCCGATGATGACGAGTAGCTGTTGGATGGGGAAGGCGTAGATGTACACCCCGTAGGAGAGGTCGTTGCGCAGGTTCGGGCGTTTGAGCATAGCGCCGGACGCTATGACGAGGTACGCCAAGGGGATTGCTGCCAACACCCGATAATTCGGTAGCAGCCCGGAGATAAGCACCACTCCTGCTGCTAAGGCGATGAGCGACCAGCGGGCGGGGATCTTGTCTTGGTATTGGTAGATCAACGCCCCAGCCGCGAACATCACCGCGAACCGGGTAACCATCTGGGGGATGGTCTGCATCGCGAACGCCGGATACCCGAACACCGCCGTCCCACACAGTGCGAGCACGAAAGCTACAGGGATGGTCGAGCGGTATTTCAGTAGCCCTGTGACGCCGAGGATGGCGACGAAGATGTAGCAGCCCATCTCAAAGGTGAGGGTCCACAAAGACCCATTCCACACCCCCGGCCACGGAACATCCTGAGGCGTCCCACCAATCCCCGGGTAGAAGGGGTTCAGTAGGCCACCGTTGATGATGTAGGCCACCGCCGACATGGGGCTGGGCATCGTCCCGTGCTTGATCCACACACTTACCGGTGCGATCACAAACGCGGTGATCAGTAGGCACACCCACAACCCGGGAAAGATCCGTAGGCAGCGGGCGGTGAAGTACGTCTTCGGATTAGGGTGCCGCATCCAACTGGACGTGATCAGGAACCCCGATACCGCGAAGAACCCATCCACCCCCACTTGCGAGAGCAGTTGAGTGATCGGCCTGGCGGGGATCTCATGGCCAGTCAGTGGCCAGGTGTGCCACAGGATCACAGACGTGGCCAGGATTAGTCGCCATGCGTTGAGCGCGTTGTTGCGTGGGTCGAATACGCGTCCGAGCACTTCCCCTCCAGGGCTTGGTGATTGGACGATACGCCGGTTCAAGATCACCCCGCAGGAAAATTCTCAGCTTTGGACGCACCTACTACGCTTGTAGTGGGACCTTGATTCGTCTACCGGTAATTCTCCGTACCCCTTCCGTTCAACTGCGAGGCGGGTGTAATCTACGTCACACGCGCCGGGGCGTGGACCAAATCCCATATCGTTCAAAGGCTTTCGGCGATGCATGCTGCCCTCATCATCTTTACTATCGCAACCATCACATGGTCGCTATGGATAAGAAGACTCACGTGGACATGCAATCAAGAGTTAGCCGCAACACTCAACATCGCGTTGCAGGGCGGCGCGGTAATACTAATGAGCCCGATCGCCTCCGAGACGGCTGGCCAGCTTCTATACAAGTGGACCAACATGCACAACCTGGAAGATCTGATCGCGCACGACCTCTACATCATCGCAGCCTCGGCCATCATCATCGATGCCCTCTATCGCCTTGAGATCGATCTGCATGAGAAATTCCATAAGTTCGTTGAGCTACCCGCCCTGCTCGTAATACCCGCGCTGCTAACGTTCTTCACGTCAGGGGATGCAGTCAAGTCCTATCGGGAAGACTTCTTTCGACTGCCCGTCACGGACGCGTGGATGATGGCCTACTGGACCATCCTGTGTGGCGTTCTCGGATACCTGCTCGCGTACTCCATGAGAGCACTGGTACCCCTTTGGCGTGAGCGGGAAAGCCGCATCATCGCCACTGTGTACATGATCGCCACGGCCTTCGGCGTAACCGCATGCGGTGCCCGCATGGTGACCGCGCAACTACCCTTCCAAGATCAAGACACTATGTGGGCCAGCCTGCTCGTGTGGGCGCCAGCGGCTCTCTGTGGCGCGATCTTCGCCGCCGCGGCAGGTCAGTCTTGGATGCGGCAGACAAACATGCTTATCTCCGCTTAAGGGATGCCCGTGATACCGACTTGGACCGGCGGTCCTCCTGGTCTTGACTCGCTTCGCGCGGTGCTCGCGAAAGCGAGCGCATCTGCTCCAAGGTTGACAGCAGGATGGCGCGGTCCTTGTCGGAGAGACTGGTATCGAGTCGGATCGCTTGCTCTGGGGTGACGTTCTCGTAGGCGGGCAGCACAAACCCCATTGCCTCGAAGGCTGCGACAGCAATCTGGGACGGTGCGACCCGTAGGGCGGCCGACAGTTCGTAGATGTTCTCGCGCTTGATTGAGTCGAGCTGACCGCGCAGCCGCGAGATGGTTGATTTGGATACGACATAGCCCTGCTCCTCAGCGTTCCGTGCCAGGGCCGTGTCCGACCAACCGTTGGCGCTCTTTACGCCTTCGATGAGCTGGTCGAGTCGATGCCTGGTGGCCATGTCTTCACCGTCCAACTTAAGTGGTCGTCCTGTCCACCGGGCTGGGCACTGCCGAAACCCGACGGGTGGGCACTAATAAATGTCGTCGTTGCACGTCAATACTTGCAGGTCGGGAGCTATCTCGCAAAACACATCTGTGTAATTCGTTGCATGTTGGGCACCGACTATGATTTGATGGACAGGAAAGCTGGACACTATGGACAGGAAGGTGTAATGTCTCCCACATCCCAGAAGAACCAACTTGGCGAGGTGTACATGTACGTCAGGGATCCCAAGAAGATCGTCCGCCTGATGATCTGCCAAGAGGTATCGCAGCGTGAAGTGTCGACAGCCGCGGGATGGAAGTCCCATTCCTATCTAGGCCGCATCCTCCGCGGCGAGGTACGCACACTGGAGACCGACCCGGCGCTCCGCATAGCCCACTTCCTCAAGGTGCCCGTCGATGATCTTTTTGCAACCAAAGTGGACAACAAAACTGTCCGTAGTGAACAAGAAAAAAGTCGAGGTGCGCGGCGCGTTCGGAGGGTGGCATGAGTATCGCCATATTCCCCGTAACGCCGGACATTGCCCAGCAGTGGATCGACCGCACAGACCCTAATGAAGTAGCCCAGGCTAGCCCTGCGCATGTTCGACACTATGCGGAGGTCATGGCCAGGGGTGATTGGATGAGGCCCGCTAAGTCCTCGCCAATCTTGATTGCGGCCAACGATACGAGCGTCATAGACGGCCTACGCCGACTCTTGGCAGTCATCAAGGCTGACGTGCCGGTGAAAATGTATGTAGCCGAAGTTCCTGGCATTACCAGGTCTGGATTGCGTGCATTTCGATTCGCGGGAGAGTTGCGACGGATGGCCAACTCATGACCGTAATACTGACCGGCGAAGTGGTCGAGAAGCTTCCATCGGAGGTTGAGAGCAAGGTAGTGGCTCTTCGGCGGCTTGATGGAGATTCCCAGGCGGCAGCTGTGACGGTGATGCTCTCACACTCCCGCACGGGATTGTTGGCCGCTATTGCGGCGCAAGATCTTCCGCAGATAGTGGAGTGGAAAGCCAAGGCGTCCGCCATATCCGAGGTCGCCAAGCAGTTGCGTCTCGGCAAGGACATTCAGCAGGAAGCTGCGGAATTTGTGCGTCGCGCCGAACGTGGACTAGGTGTAGGCATCCGCGAAGGGCAGGCGCGGGGAGAGGTAGAGACTTGCAACGAGGGGAAGGCGCGGGGAAGCCTAGTTAGGGATCAAGTCGTAACTTACGACAAGGTCAAGCCAAAGCCCACAGACTTCGCAAGTAAGCACGAGTTGACAAACACCCACGGGGGAATCTACGACCTCGCCGACGGTGTCTCGGACGAACAGTTTGAAGAGGCGATAACCGAGGCTCGCGCAGAGGGAAACCTGTCTCGCGCCAACGTGGCCCGTAAGTGCAAGGACAAAGCCCGGGCCGTAAGGGAAGTCGTAGATGCCGACGATCCGCTTATCGATGCCGCCGCGGCCGAGCCTGTCACAACCAAGTGGCCTTTCCGTAACTCGCCCACCGAGTTCCTGGCTGAAATCACCGGCAGCATTGCGGCATTCGCCGAAAACATCAAATGGATAACCGCCGGTTCGGTTGAGTCTGGCGAGCTGGAAACCCTCACTAAGCAAGCACGTGATGCGTGGTCACGAATCAACAAGCACCTCAAGGAGATAAACAATGTCTAGGCCCGAGCGCATTGAGTTCACTTCCCATATCGGATGGGTGCGCCTTGATGAAATGAAGGTGAGCCCGGTTGCGCAGCGCGCATTGAATCAGGCGTGGGTGGATCGGCTCAGCGCAGAATTCAATCCAGACGTGATGGGCATGCTGCATGTATCTCACCGTGATGGCTGGTACTACGTTATCGACGGTCAGCACCGTCGAGCCGCAGCCATTCAGTGGATGGGTTCAGACCAGCAGGTGCAGTGCCACGTCTACAACGGACTGAATTCCGCCGACGAGGCCAATCTGTTCTTGCGCCTAAATTCCGTCAAGGCGCAGACCCCAATGTCAAAGTACAAGGTTGCACTGACCGCTGGTCGCCCCGTCGAAACCGACATCGATCGTATCGCCCGATCTGCCGGTCTAGTGATTGGACTGAGCAAGGATCTCGAGGAAATCGGTTGCGTCACTGCACTGATCAACACCTACAACAAGTCTGGTCCGGGTTCACTCGCCTTCGCCCTCCGGGTAATCCGGGACGCATATGGGTACGACGGATTCCAGCGCGACCCGATCGCCGCACTAGCCCTCATAAAGGACCGCTACGGCGATGCCATAGAAGAGGACAAGCTGGTCATGCGGCTCAACAAAATAGGCATCGTGGAGCTGCGGCGTGAAGCGCGCAAGTGGAGGGACACCACCGGAAACCCTGGCGCGCAATGCTTCGCGCACGCCATGATCACCTTCTATAACCGTGGAAATGGCAAGCGTGTCGACCCCTGGTGGAACCTCGGGATTGTGGGTGTGGCATGACCGATTCAAACCGGGTGCTCTATGACCGCGACGGAGCCGCCGAGCAGCTGTCAACAAGTGCGCGGCGGGTGGACGACCTCAGGCGCGCACGACTACTACTCGCTGTCCGTGATGGACGTGAATGGAAGTACACCGCAGCCGAACTCCGGCGATACGCCGAATCCCTACCCTCGTCGGAATCGGCGTAGATCCGGCCATGACGAAGAAACTGGAGCCGACCAAGGCCCCAAGGCCCAACGTCGCGCGATGGTTGACATCCTGTGCAACAAATCTGACTGCTTCTCCCGTAAGAGGGCTAAAGCGATTGTGGCTGAAATGATCACCGCCGCCAACCTGAGCGAAGGTTCATCACTAGCTGATGGCATAGCCGAGTACGGACGCGGTGAAAGTGTGTCTAGCGACTGGATAGCTGACCCAATCGTGACCCCAATGACACGCACCCAAGCCCACGAGGCCTACGCCGCGATTGCGCGGCGGCTGTATCCAGAAGACACCGAGCTTCACGGACGGATAGCCGAACTCGACACAACTGAATAAGCCCAGAGAACTTAAGGAGTAGTGACATGACCGAGAAACTGAACCCCACTCAAGCTCAACTGAAAGCTATGACAGAGGCGGTTAAGGGCTTTGGAGCACGAGCGGTGCCTGAGTCTCTCGTCGATGCCTTGATTGAAGCCGCCAACAAGGTTGCAGATGGGGCCGAAGTTGGCACGGTGGTTGCAGATCCATCTGGTGCGTACATCGCAGTGCGGGACTGGAACTACAGCAAGGGCCCGTACCAAGTAAGTCCGATTGGCCGCAAGTGGAACCTCGTCCGGATCGGGCGGGCCGAATTCATACCCAGTGATGAACAAATAGACGCCTGGCCGGTGATCTTTGTGCCATCACAGCAGGCGACGCTTGAAGATGCCGCCCAGCACGCATTCGCTCGGATCGCGTCGCGGGCCATCACCCCCGACGTCAACACCACTGACAACTGAATAAACCCCGAACGCTGGGGCGGGACATCTTGGCGGAAGATCGCCCCAGCGCCACTGCAACCAACACCTTGGAGGTGTGGCGTGTTCAAGCATAGATCCATCACGGCGGTAGCCGTAACAGTCCTAGTGGTTTCATGTGCTCCACCAGCTCACGCGGACTCGGCTCAAGACCTAGCCGAAAAGTACGGCATCTCAGTGTGTCGCAGCCTGGATGCTGATCCCACGATCGATGGGGTTCTCAACACCGGGGTATCGCTCACCAAAAAAGCGAACATCGACCCGTATGTAGCGGGACAAGTGTTGGCATACAGCGCCATCTGGTTTTGCCCCACGCACATCACTCTCTTGAAGCGGTTCGCTGACTACTACAAGGGAGGGCGAGAAGCATGAGCGCGGATGAGCTTATAGACGACTGTCCCGAATGGATGTTGTACCGCACCGTTTACGACTGCGCAGCTGACATCGACCTCGAAGAAATCGAGGAGATGTTGGCCCCTGTCCGCAGCCAACTACCCAACCCAGAGTCGGTGTTGTGGCGGTACGACAAGTGTGAACTGGAGACCTACACGGCGCTTAGCGCTGAACTCAAGGTCAACCCACGGGCATTGAATGCCGAAATCAAGCACGGATGCGAATTCCACTGGGGCAGCATAGCTCCCGAGTATTCCGAAGACGAAGAAGGTGAAGCGGCATGAGCTCACCAGTTGCCGTCATTGTCGTAACGGTCATTGCCGCGGTCGGCATTCCGATCCTGGCGATCGGGGCATTCTTTGAATGGGAGTGCTGGAAAACCGAGCATCGCCCCGGCTATGTCTCGCCCCTGCTAGCGCGTGGGGAGGACTGATGCGCGAGCTATTCACGTTCCCAATCTGCCACGCACACCAAGTGTTCCACCCATGCAGGCCGTGCGAGAAGGAGCAGGCCCGTAACCAAGTCAAGAACTGGACCGCTATCGGGTGGCTGCTCACGTTCTCAGTGTTTTTCATGGTCGTTCTGTGGTACTCGGCAGGTGGGCGATGAACATTCGAGAACTAAGTGCTGTGGATCAGCTGTTCGCGGCAGCCAATGATCACCTTTCTGAAGCAGTGATCACCGTCAAGGAGATGGTTGATGCACATGGCCCAGAAGAGGTGTGGGACAGATTCATCCGTGTGCTGACCGAACGTATTGAAGCAGGCGATTCGGATATCAAGACCATTGTCCATATTCACGCTACAGCGTTGATCCGGTTAGCGAGGCAGTCATGATAGCCATCTTCTGCGCCGTGTTGACGATCGCATTGCTGTGGCTGATAGCCGAGAACGGCCTGCTCCGAAGCGAAAACACCGAGCTGCGGCGAGCCGTCGCCCGCCTGTCAAAGCATCCCTCTACCTATGAGCCTGAACCACTCCCTTATATGCGGAGGTACGCAGACGATGAGTAGGTACACGATCAATCATGACGAGGCTGACGCGCGGGTGTTGTTGATGTGCGCGGAAATGCTCAAGCACCTTGACCGAGCCGGCCGTGGCGGTGTTGATGTGTCCGCTTCTATTGCCGAGGTTATGGCCAGGCGTGATGAAGTGTTGCGTTCCAGGGGTATTGAGCCCAATGGGCAGGGGACATGCAAATGAGTGGGTTGAGTGATGTGCAGCGCGGGGCGCTCAAGAGTTGCTTGGAAGAGATCTATTTCGGGTACGGCGAGAAGGATTGGGAACGCCTCGCTGGTGAAGCTACTGAACGGATCGCGTCTGCGGTGAGGAAGGCGTCATGAGCGACTACATCAAGGATGTTCTTAAAGACGCTATCGAGGAAGAGCTTTCGTTGGGTGGTGATGCGGGGACTGTGATGGCCCGTATCGGTGAGGTGTTGTCAGAAGAGGGCTACAGGGTGGTGGCGTTGTGAAGCTGGAACCGACTGAAGCGCAGCGGAAAGCGATGCTTGCCTGGGCCCAGGAGAATAACCCTTGGGACCCGGAATCGTTTGTAGATGGGCTGATCGCCGCCGCTAACAGCATCCCTGAGGGTGCTCCGGTTGGCACCATCGCACGACGACCAGACGGGAGGTGGATCGGGGTTCGTGATGATAGGCGTCGGGATGCTCGCGGTTTGGCCGTTCGTTGGCTCTACGCCCCTCTCCATGAATCAGCAGCCGATTGGCCCGCCAACGACGACGCCGACTCTTGGCCGCAGATCCGCCCCGATCAGTGGCACGACCAATCAGGGTTGAACTGGTTCCCACCTGGCGAAGAACCTCTTGTGCCTCGGCCCGACCCAACAGCACAACAGGAACCGGAAGACCCTGGACCGCCGTCGAACGCGCACATCAAGCTCGCCAAGCCTCCCCGCACGCCTCGTGTTGTTGACCGTCTAGGGGTAGACGAGCAGGGATCGCCGTGGCGGGAGTTGTTGAACGGGTGGGCGTGGGTCTACCTATATGACCCAAAAACAGACCGATGGCAGCGCCAAACGCCGAATGGTCGAGTAAAGCGGTACAAGCCAGGAGCTGAGCCGCACCGCCGTGGCCCCTTCATTGAGTGGGGTGATCCCTCATGAGTCGTGGTGTCCGTATGTCCGATTGGCTCGCAACCGATTACCGGCGTCTGTCTGATCCTGGCCCTGCTGTTCCTGACTGGTTTTGGGTTGATGACGAGTACGACGAGAAGGGGAACCCGCGGTGAATCGGCAGATGCGTATCGCTGTGGCGGCCGAGTTCCGCAAGTTGGCGGACAAGATTGAACGCGAAGAGAAGTCGAAGTTCCTTCTCGAAAATGATCCCGGTACCCGTATCCCGGTGATGTCGGATGTTGAGGTTGACGGCAAGAAACGCCGCATCGGATACGTCCTCATCTCCGACCCCGAGGGGCCACGGGACATGCCCGTCATCACCGACGAATCAGCGGCTATTGCTTGGGCCCTTGAAGAGTTCAACGACCCTATGCTGGCTGAACACAAACTCACCGAGCAGGGACGCAAAACCGTACTCACCAGCGCATCAGCAGCGTTGGCTGCTGGCGCCCAACTCCCACCGGGGGTTGAAGTGCAGCACGTCCCCGGTGGGAACCCGACAGTCTCCTGGCGCGGCGAAGACGACGCCCGGGAACTCTTGGAGGACATGCAATCCCGCGGCCTGTTCACCCTCTCCACGGCTTTGAGGATGAAGGAGCTGCCATGACACTGCCCGAAAGGATGCGCGAGCTCGCCCCAGTGCTCGAGGAAGCTGACGCACGATTCCGAGCCGAGTTCCCGCACCGCCTCGACGAACTTGAGGGCGGCTGGTCCGCCAACGGTTTGAGGACATTCGCGGACATCTGGGAGCGAGCGGAGGCCACTAGTGCCTAGAGCCGGCGAGTTCACCGCGGAAGCCAAAGAGCTGAGCGCCAAGCTTTGCACCGTAGGTGATTGCACAAAGCCACTACGGGCGCGCGGTATGTGCTGCATGCATTGGGCTCGTTGGCGCAAGTATGGAACCCCAGAGCCCTGGGCCGAACTCTGCGCCGTAGACGGTTGCGACAATAAGTCCCGTTCTCGCACTAGTGAATACTGCGAGAAGCATTACTACCGGCTGCGCCGCACTGGCAGCTTGTCGGATCCGCAGTACATCTCAGGTGAGTGTCTTGCGGATGGGTGCGGCAGGCCGGCTGGGCACGGCAAGGAATCTGAAGATGCCCGCGGCTACTGCCGCATGCACTACCTAAGGCTCAAGAAGCGCGGCGATGTGTGTTGGGAACCAAAGGGTGAGAACAACCCAATATGGGTGGGAGCCGCTGCTGGTAGCACCACCGTGCACCAGAGAATCCGTCGAGCACGCGGTTCTGCGACCAACTATCGGTGCATCGACTGCGGTGAGACTGCGGCGCATTGGTCTTATGACCACACCGACCCTGATCAGAAATATTGCCCCGATAAAGGCCCCTACAGCCTAGATATCGATCGATACCACCCACGGTGCGTCAGCTGTCATAAGCGATTCGACATGCGACGGATCAAGGCGGAGCGGTCGAAATGAACGAACAGAAGTGCCGCAAGTTGGTGTATGAGCGTTCACAAAGGGTCTGTGAGAAGTGTTTTAAGGCTTGGGCTACCGAGGTTCACCACAGGGTGAATCGCTCCCAGGGCGGCAAGTGGACGCCGGCCAACTGCCTGCATCTATGCCATCCGTGTCACCACTGGTGCACAGAGCATCCCGAGGAGTCTCGAGAACAGGGCCGGTGGTCGCTGAAGTCCTTCGAGAATCCGCTTAATCACTCGGCTTTGAGGTGTGGCCAATGGGTGTTCCTTGATGACAGCGGTGACTACCGATTGGACGATGCCGCATGAGGACAGCGCGCGTGTTTTACCGGCATGAGCGTTGGGTGTGGCTTGCCGACGACGGGTCGATTCGTGAGGAGCGGGCGGCATGAAGTGCGAACGGGAGAAGTGCCGCAGGAAAGCCAGGGCTCGAGGTTTATGCGAGAAGCATCTTCTGCATGCGGCCTCCCTTGGCCGAGTGGATGTGGGAATGGTGGATCCGGTTGTGGCGTCGCGGCACATCCAGTTTCTTCTGAACCATGAGGTGTCGTTCCGTGAGATGTCGCGGGCCTCGGGGTTGGCGTGGAACACGTTGCGGGCTGTGCTCGATCAGGCGCGTCCGATCTTGAAAGAGACCGAGTCTCGTGTTTTAAAGATTCAGCCTTCACTGGAGCAGAGGGTGGCTGCAACAGCGAAGGTACCGGCGGTTGGTACTGCGCGCAGACTGCAGGGGTTGGCGGCGATCGGCTACGACAATCGTTTCCTGGCTCAGCGTTTAGGGGCTTCTGAGGTAAGTGTGTGGCGGTGGATGTCTCAGTCGCAGCGGGTGGAGGTGTGGGCCGCGAAAGCTGTTGTGGAGTTGTTCAACGAACTGCAGATGATCCCCTGCCCGTCGAGTAGGTCAAGGACTCGTGCCGCCAAGTTCGGGTGGTTGCCGCCGTTCGCTTGGGATGAGGAAGACCTCGACAACCCCGATGCCGAACCGCACATGGGCGGGAAGTCGACGTGGATTCAGAAGTACGAGGACTACCGCAGCACAGGTTTGAGTGACGCGGAAGTGGCTGCGGCGATGGGGATTCAGCTCGAATCGCTTCGCCGCCAGCTGGAAAGGAAAGCCGCGTGAAGCCATACTACCAAGACGATGTAGTGACGCTGCGCCACGGGGACTGCCTGGACGTGCTGCGCGCTGATGACTACGGATACGACTGGAATCTCGGCTACCGCTCAGCGCGGATGTTCCCGGACAACAGCGTCGACGCGGTGATCACCGACCCGCCCTACGGAATTGCGTTCATGGGCAAGGCATGGGACCAGCCCGGCGAATTCGGATCGAACCGCCTGCGCACGGGTGGTGAGAACAAGATCCGCGGCCACAAAGACGCCGCACTCAATGCAGGCCTGTACGACCTCTCGCCGGCGGCAATGCTCAACTTCCAGCGCTGGTGCACCGCTTGGGCCACCGAGTGCCTGCGCATCCTCAAGCCCGGTGGCCACCTGCTGGCCTTCGGCGGCTCGCGCACCTGGCACCGGCTTGCGGCCGGAATCGAGGACGCGGGTTTCGCGGTCCGCGACAGCATCGCCTGGCTGTACGGGTCCGGGTTCCCGAAGTCGCTGGACGTGTCCAAGGCGATCGACAAGCGGCCTGGCGCCGTGCATCATCGCGAGTTTGCGCTGCACCTCGCCGAGCGGCGTGAAGCGGCAGGGCTGTCCCGTGCCGACGTGTCAGAACGCATCGTAGGCACTCGTAGCGGCGCCTGCTGGAACTGGGAGCACCACCAATTCCCAGAGGCTAAGTGGTGGCCCGCGCTCCGCGATCTTCTCGGGATGGACGGTGCTGCTTGGGATCCCGTCATCGCCGAAGCGGAAAGGGAGAAGACGGGCCAGCGAATCGCCACGAAGTTGGCGGTAGCACCTGGGCAAGGCGCCGACCGCAGCGGCGTCACGCTGGATCTCACGGCCCCGACCACGGATGCGGCCAAGCAATGGCAGGGCTGGGGTACCGCACTCAAGCCATCATTCGAGCCCATCGTCGTCGCACGTAAACCGTTGGCGGGCACGGTCGCCCAGAACGTGCTCGAGCACGGAACCGGGGCGCTGAACATAGACGCCTGCCGGATACCCACCGGGGATAAACTCGGCGGCGGCTCAACGACGCGCGGCCAGCGGATGAAAGACGGCTGGCACCGGCCCTGGATGGACGACCCCGACATGGTGGCGGCGAACGCCGAGCGAAGTCGTGCATCGGTGGCCAGATCCGAAGAATTGGGCCGTTGGCCGACCAACGTTGTCCTCGACGAGCGCCAGGCCGACGCGCTCGACCAGCAGAGCGGCACGTCCACCAGCCGCGTAGGCAAGCCGCGAGGCGCCGCATCCGGCGCGGGCTGGGGAATGACCGCTACGGGCGCTGAGTACGCCGACGAGGGTGGAGCTTCCCGATTCTTCCCCGTGTTCCGCTACGAGGCCAAGGCGCCAACCTCGGAGCGTCCCAACGCCGATGGTGTGCAGCACCCGACGGTAAAGCCGCTGGACCCGATGCGGTGGCTCGTGCGGCTCGTCACCCCGGTCGGCGCGGTGGTGCTGGAACCGTTCGCCGGCAGCGGCACGACCGCGGAGGCATGTGTGCTGGAGGACCGGCGTTGCATCGCGATTGAACGTGAGGCCGACTATCTGCCGTTGATTGTGTCCCGGCTACAGAAGCCGGTGCAGCAAGGGCTATTCGGATTGGAGGCGGGCGCGTGACTGTTTGGCCTACCTACCACTTCTGCCGTTGTGGTCATCAGAGATACCAACATAACGGTCAATCAGCTGAGTGTTACGGGGCTTTGGATGACGGTGTGACCCTTTGTGATTGCGGAGGGTTTGTTGAAGACAAGAAGGAATGCGCATGAAGATCGGTGTGGATCTAGACGGTGTGCTGTACGACTTCGGTTCGGCTTTCAAGAAGTACCTAACGAGAAGTCATAAGTGGCCCGAGGTGTGGTGTTCACAGATTGAGCGTTGGGAGTTCTACGAGGATTGGGGCATCTCTCTTGCAGGTTTCAAACGAATCTGCCATCAGGCGGCAGATGACGGTGAGCTCTGGACCGCATGTGGATTGCTCGGCGGGAGCTCAACCCAGAGGGCTCTTGATGACCTAAGGTCCGCTGGGCACTCGATCCATGTGATCACCTATCGAGGCTTCGGCACGCATCCATCCGCGTCCCATGTAGCGACAGCTAAATGGCTGGGCGAGTTCAACCTCCCGTACGACACTCTCACCTTCTCGAAGGACAAGACCATCATCCAGACGGACTGGATGATCGAGGACAACGTCGATAACTACCTCGCCCTGGAGAAGTCGGGGTGCAACCCGGTGTTGATCACCCGGCCATGGAACGAGCACCTAGAGAAGGCCACTCGCGTCACCTCGGTCCGTGAGTTTGTGGACATGGTGAACGCATGAGCACCAACGAAACCATGAACGTGTCCGCTACTGGCGCCAAGAAGGCGGGTAACGATGAACGGTACGACCTGATACCTGCTGAGCCGCTGCGGCTTCTAGCTCGCCACTACGGCGTCGGCTCGAAGAAGTATGACGACAACAACTGGCGCAAGGGCTACGACTGGAAACTCTCATTCGCCGCGCTGAATCGGCACCTGTGGCAGTTCTGGGCCGGTGAGGATATCGACGCCGAGACTGGCACCCCGCACATCATCGCGGTCGCCTGGCACGCATTCGCGTTGGCGGAGTTCATGAACACCCACCCTGATTACGACTCGCGGGTGCGGCCATGACCGACATCTGCACCTGCGGCCACGATCTAGATGAGCATCAACGTCACTACGGCACTTGTAAAGCCACCATCCCCGGTTCTTTTGAGCCTCTTTACCGGTACTGCCCTTGTGGGGGATTTGAGCGCGACAACCAGGAGGCGGTGTAGATGGCCGTCACCAAGAGGCTCAGGTATGAAGTCCTGCGCCGCGACAACTACAGCTGCCGATACTGCGGGCGCTCCGCTCCTGAGGTGAAGCTGACGGTTGATCATGTTGTCCCAGTTGCCTTGGGGGGTAGTGATGAGCCGTCGAACCTGGTAGCGGCGTGCGCGGACTGCAATGCGGGGAAGTCATCCGTGCCGGCTGATGCACCACTGGTAGCTGACGTCACGGCGGATGCCATGCGGTGGTCTCGGGCCATGCAACAGGTGTCCGACATGCGGATTATGCAGATTCAGTACGACAACGACATCTTGGAGTGGTTCAGTGGCCTATGGGAAGGGTGGACCTATGGCCCTGACAATCTCCCCGTCCCGGCACCTGACGGTTTCGATAGCGTCCTGACCTTCCTCGCGAATGGGATGAGTCCGGAGGAGATCGACAACCTGGTGCGGGTGGCCATGAACGCCAACCACATCCGACCAGAAGCGACATGGAAGTACTTCTGTGGATGCTGTTGGAAGCGCATCCGAGAGAACGTCGAAATCGCCGGGCAGCTCATCGCCGCAGAGGGTGATGCCTGATGGCTAACGCGGCAGGGCTCATCAACGAAGGGTTGTGGCGTAAAGACCGCGACTTCCAACGCCTTCCACGGCTCGTGCAGTGCACTTTCCTGCAAGTGCTGTCACAGAAGGACTTGGACACCGCCGGCGTTCTGACGCTGCACCTGGAGCTTCTTGCGAAGGGCTGCGATGAGCTGACGACAGAGCAACTTCGGTCCGACCTCGCAGTGTTAGGGGAGCGCCGGTTTGTGTTCGTGGACTACGACACCGACGAACTACTGATTCGTTCTTACGTGCGCATCGTGAGCGTCAATTCACCGAATGCCTGGAGGTCGGTACCGAAGAACGCCCGACTAGTCGCGTCGGAGAAGCTGCGGCACGAGCTGGCGACAGAACTCAGGCGTCTACGGAAGGCAGATGCCACGGCTCTCGCTAATGAGATAGATCCCCATCCAACCCCGTCTGGACCCCGTCCCGACCCCGTCGAGACCCCATCTGAAGGGGATAACCCATCCAAAGGGGGTCCGAACCCCCCCAGTCAAGTACCAGTACAAGTCAAGTCTTCTGTTGGTAATGGGTCACTTTGGGAAGGCGAACCCCCCAGCCCCTACTGCTCAGATCATCCAAACGGCACACCGCGGGCATGTCTCAAATGCCAGCGCTGCCGCGAGGAATCGGAGCGATGGGTGTCCGGCAAGGCCGCATTCGAGAAGGCTCTACGCGCAGCAGCTGCCGAACGCCGGCGCAACTGCAAGCTCTGCGGCGGCAGCGGATGGATCGACCTCCCTGACGATTCCGGCGTCACCAACTGCGAATGCAAGACGCCCTTCCCAAATCTCCAGCTTGTCCATGACGCCACAAACCAAAGGAGGTCGGCATCGTGA